TGGCCAAGAATCTCCTTGACCTCTGCGGCCCGGGTGTCCTTGTCGGCCTCCTCGGCATCGAACAGCTTCAGGTCGGCAGCCAGAGTCTTCAGCTCATCACTGATCGGTCCCCGAAGCTTATCCCTGAGGTTGTCGGAGCATTCTTCGCAGACGTACTCGCCATCGGAAGTAAAGCCGAGGTTCTTTTTAGAACCGCAATTGAAGCACTTGTTCTGTGCGTCCTCGGTCTTCGTAATCCCGCACTTCAAGGTCTTGCCCTTTCTCTCCACGCAGGCCCGTATCTTCTCCTTGGCGCCGTCGCTGATCTTGGCCCGGCCGAGCAGCCGAAGGGCTGCGGTGTGATGCGCGCAGTCTTCCACGGGGAAGGTGCGATTCGGACCACAGAAGGACTTGCCACTCAGCTTCTTGCGGGCTTCCGCATCCAGCTTGGCGTCCTTGATCTGTTCGTCCTTCAACTCGCCGCTGGTGCCGGCGGCATCCAGCTCGACGCAAAGCTCGTCGTAAACCTTCTGTTCGTCGGCGAAGAACGCCTGGTCCTCATCGGTCAGGGTGAACCCTGTCCAATCGCAGACCCCGTCCACGCACTCGGTTGCCTCAGCAACCGCTGTCGTAATGGCAGCCGCGGCGTTGGCATCTTCGGCCACTGCGGGAACCGCTGCAAGATCGGCGCTCATGCCGGCATCTTCGATCGCGGCCGGATCGGCAGTTTCTTTCCGCTTCCAACCGTTCTTGCGGATCTTGGCGGTGAGAGTCGACTGCAGGCTGCGCCGGGAGGTCTTGTCGTCGTCCGTTTCCGGTGTCCAGGCCGTGAGCTGATCCTGAAGATCGAATGCTGTTTCTGCCGTCAGATCAGGGCTCTTGAGAGTCTTCCCAACGGCGGCCACGTCAATCGTCATCTTTGGTTCCTCGTATTCAATCACGATGTCCGACTCGTACAGGCTGTCGGTCAGTTTGAGGCCCCTGTCGATAGCAAATTGCTGGTCATCGAGAGGCAGACCAAGGAAGAACATCTTCTCGAGGGAATCCTTCAACTCATAGGACTTCACCTGAGCAAACGGATCGGCTCCGAAGTTGACGAAGCTGAGCTCCTTGTACTTGAACCTTCCCGAGATCAGGAAGGCCATGCGTCCATCGACAATCTCACCGGGGCGGTGTTCGCACTTGTCTTCAGACGCCCAGTCGGTGTGGCAGATGGAACAAGTGGCCGAGTCGGTAATCGCGCTGGCCGAAACGCACAGATACTCGTCGCGGAGTATCTTTTGGATCGCATCAGGGTTGGTCAGGTGCAGACCCAGTTCGATATGACCAACGCCCTGGTAGCCCTTCACTCGGGCCAGGTTGTCCTGGATCCAGTCCACCGTCTTGAACAGGTTGAACTTGTTGCCAGACTTCGAATCGCGGTTGTAGAAGACTGATTCCTTCAGAACCGGAAAGTCCCTGGCGTATTTCCAGGAATCGTCGATGTACTTGGCCTCACGAATCCTGCCCAGGACATCGCCTTCTTTGTCGTGCCCCCGAAGGACGGGAAGTGCGGCGACCCCTTTGGGAACCCAGGTCTGAACCGCGTCCTGCATGCAATCGGGACGGTAGAACTTGCGATTGCCAGTAACGATGCCGGCGTGAGTCGCGTCCACGCGAACGAGCAGGCTGTGGCCTGTCTCGGACTTCGAGTCTTTGCACTCGAACAGGAATCTCTTGTTCTCAAGAACCGCGCTCGGACGAAACGTCAGGAAGTCGTGGATCTTGAGCCAACGGCGCTCGCTCAGCATGTCCTACCTTGTATAAAACCAACCGTTAGTTAGTCGCCCGGGTAACGAAGTTCAGTCCGGCGCCCCACTGCTTAACGGTTGAGAGGAATCTCAAGCAGGAAGGGGCCTCCCTGCGGGATGGGCTGGATCGATGCGGTGCTGGGAAACAAAGCAGACGCATCCTGCGCCAGCGCCTGTTGCAGCGGAGTCACTCTGGAGTTCTGCATACCAGGGCCGTTAAGCTGCGCGATCGGCAACGGCATATTCAAGCTCGGCATTATCTACCTCGTCTTCCAACTCCGCTCGAAGGATCACGGAAAGAAGCTCAGGATCAGAAGTTTCAGCAATCACGGACTTCAATGAATTCAATCCGGCGGCTCGTTCCTGTCTAGTATAGGAATCACCAACTGAATCGGTGATTTCGCGCTGGTTAAGGCGCTCAACGACCTCGTCGACGATCCTTGCGCTTGCTTCACGCCAGTTCTTATCCACATTCAGGCCATCAGCAATCAATCGCTCCCGACCCTGCACCAAGCCTTCATAGATCTCGCCGATGAGGCTGTCACTGTTCTTGCCTGGACCGAGTTTGGATCCATGCTGGTTGGCCGGCCGCATCTTATTGGCGGTTGCCGCGGCGGTTTGTGTGGTCTTCTTGGCAGTGCCTCCGCGCGGGCGGCCGGCGCCTGTACCCTTGCTGGCGCGGCGCGCGCTGGCATTGGCCACGGCCACCTTGGCCTTGGCGATAACGGGCAGGTGCTTTGCCTGCGCCTCGAGGCTCTGCTGCTCGTGGCCAGCCTTGGCCTCGGACAGCTTGGCCTGGGCTTCCATCAGCTTCATCTGGGTTCCAGCCAACGCCTTCTGGTTCGTGACATCCTGTCCAGCGATCTCGATGGCCGAAGCTGTCTTGTACTTGATGATCTCCCGTTCCAAACGCAGCACATGAAGTGCGAAGTGGGTGTCGTTCTGCTCCGCCTTGGTCATCGGCTTGTACTTCATCCGCTTGCGGGCTTCCGTCTCCGTGATCAGATGGGAGTTGAAGAGGGCCATCACATGCGTCTCTTCCTTGATCCGATTGTCGAGGTCGAGTTCGTGGAATGACAGCTTGGTCCGGGCCACACCCTTCTGAACGGATGTGGAGTAATTGGCCTCCTGGAACCATTCCTTGAAGATGAGCATCCGGATCTGATCGGCGAGCTCGTCGAGGTCGGCCTTGATCGAATCCTTCAGGTTCTGCGAGATGTTGTCGGCGGTGGCACGGGTGGCGTCGGCGCCTTCGCCCATGTCGATGGCGCTCATGCCCAGGCCGATGTAGACCCGGGACTTGAAGTGCTCCACCAGGGCCTTGAAGTCGAGGGACTTGCCCTCGGCGCCAACGGCGGTGACCGTGACGCGCTCATCGGTGACGAACACGCCCTCTTTGGGCATGTTCTCAATCTGATAGCGCACCATGTCGATCTCGGACTCACCGCCCGGGCCGTAAGTGCAGGGCGCCTTCTCGTTGCCAACCTGGACATGGAACAGAGGGAACAGGTGGTTGATGAACAGAAGCTCGATGTTCTCTTCCAGCCGGCGCAGTGCAAAGATGTCGTCACGAACGGCGATGGTGCGCGGGGTTCCGAAGATATGCCCAGGCTTCACATCCCACTTGAGATGGATGATGTCCTCAACCGGATAGTCAATCCATGGAATGCCATGGTCGAAGATGCGGCGCCACTTGGCGATTCTCCCCTTTTCCAGATAAGGATGCATGGTGTGGGCCGGGATGATCGTATAGGCAGCGACCGGAACCCTGCCGCCCTTCTTCTTGCTGACAGGAGCGGCGTCTTCCTTGCGGATCTTGAGGAGAAAGCAGTTGGAACACAGGAACATGTTGCGCAGAACACCCTTGAGGAAGCTCTCGAAGCTGCGCTCTGTCACGAACTCAAAGGCATCGATTCGGGTCTGGACATATTCAGCATCTTCCTGCCGATCGCTCATGATCTCGTAGCCGGCGCGCGCGGCAAGCGCCAGCTTGCGGGCCACGGCCTGCTTGACGTAGACCTCGGTGTCGGAGATGGCATGCGGCTCGCGCATGTCGTACTCCGGCATCAGGATGCCGTTCCACATGTAGTAGGTGCCGATGTAATCGGCTGCCTTCTCAAGCTTGATCTTGTTCAGGTCGCCGTTCAGCATCTTGCCGGCGTCCTCGATCTTCATGCTGTCCATCTGCTTGTCGCTGATGCAACGATCGCCGGTCGGTCGCTCAATTGGCTGGAACCTGTCGCCAGAGTACGAAGCAGTCCTGCGCCCAAGCCCCTTGATGTTGGGCTCGATGACCTGGCCATTGATCGTCCGGCGGATCACTGCGGCCTTGCCGGGTTTTGACTTGGTCGACGTTCCGTCAACGAAAGCCATGAGACGTTCTTGCCGGCGCGCGGCATTGTCCTGAAGGGTGGTGTCTGGTGTGCGTGGCATTAGCTCACTGCTCCAATGGTGGGTGCTTTTACAGTCGACGAGGAGGCGACAATCAGGTTCACGCCGCCGTTGGTCAGAACCGTTTGCACATTGCTGGGCGGTGCTGGGACTGTGGGAGGAACAGCCTGCATCTGGCCGTTGGTGACAACGAAGGAAGTGCCAGTCGTTGACTGCATGCCGCTGAGGATCTGGCTCACGGCAGCTGTCTGGGCAACAGAGTTCGCAGCGCCTACTGCGGGCTGGCTGCTGTTGTAGGTCATCACAGCGGTGGCCAGTTGGATCAATGTGTTCAGTGCCTGAGTGCTGGCAATGATGTCCATCTGGGCATTCATGTCGCCGGTCCGGCGATTCATCAGCTTCTGAAAGGACTCCAAAAGCACCATGACCTTGGCGCTGGCTGTCGTGTTTGCCCAATCGAGATGGGTTGCCAGAGTCATGAGGCCGGGAGTCATCGTTCCGACTCCGGGAACCTGGAATGTGCTCGATGGCACCAGCGCCGAGGTGCTGTTGGGCGCTGTCGGCAAGCCGCTGTTGTAGGCCATGGAGCAGCCCTTGAGCCCGCCAGTTGTGATGACGAAGCTCTGTTTCGCCCCGTTCACCACAACACTGGACATGGCGGCCGCCGTTCGTATCTGGGAAACCATCTGGCCGATGTTGGAAGTGCTTCCCTTGAGAGGTTGCACCGCCGTCTGCATAAACCGGTCGGCCATCATGACCATGCCGGCTGCCTCAGCAATGAGCTGAACGAACGAGGTACCGGTCAATCCGTTGACGATCGAATCCAGACGAGGCCCCTGAGTGAATCCCTGGAGAGCCCGCATCATGGGAATCATCCGCACCAGATTGGTGGGAGGCTCCAGGAAAAACTGATTCAGGACGTTGTTGACGTCCTGGCCAACGACTCCGACACTGGCATTCAACTGATAGACCGAGGCGTAGGAACTTTGGAAGGAATCGAGCGAGCTGTTCATGGTGCTCGCCAAGGCTGGGGAAACATCCTGCCCCAAGATCGAGATCTGGTTCGGATTGTTGGTGGTTATCGAAGGGGTTCCCGGCGAAGCGATGACCGGAAACTGCGACAGCTGGGCCGTCATGTTGTTGAAGAGGACAGCATCCCCTTTCAACGGGCCCAGAAGGAGGGCGGCCTGATACTGGGCTTGACCGCTATTGACCAGTCCGCTCTCGATGGCCTGATTGATCTGACTGACGGCCGATGCCTGAAAAGGGTTGGTCTCATAAGGAGTACCGTTCCCCAGTCCCGACTCGAGCTGCAACGCCGTCATCTTGGCATCGAGCAGCCGGTTGTACATGCTGATGGTCAGCGACGTCGGCACCGGCAGGTTCGTATAGATCGTTTGCAGCGCCCTTGCTGTTTCCGGATCCACTGAAGGATCGAACTCGATTCCCAGTCCGGTGCTCAAGGCGAGGATCATCTGCTGCAGATACTGGTTGGTGTCCAGCAAGTCCGCCAGTCGGGCAATCAGCTTTCCGGCGGCCGACGCGCTCGCCGCTGCGTTCCCGGAATTCGTCTGGCTGTTGCCTGTAGCCA